TTATCGGCCATATTTTTCGCCGATGTGGTCGATCTTTTCGGCGACGCCGTCCTGCATGTGATCTGTGTTGTGGATATAGCGATCCATGGTAAATGCAGCGGAGGCATGACCGAGACGCACCTGAATTTTTTTTGCACTGATCTCTTGCTCCGCGAGGAGCGTAGCGTGCGTGTGTCTAAAAGAGTGAAAACGCAAATTGTCGGGAAGGTTTAGGCGTCGCTTGAGATTGAAAAAAATGTGCGATAGAGAGCCTAGCGTCATAGGCTTTGTGATATCTCTCAGGGAGCGGAAAATATAATCTGCATCAGATAGACGAATCCCCTTTGCAAAGAGCTGTTCCGCGAGAATCTTTTTCCAATCGAGGAGGTTTTTGACGGCGGCGGTTGTCAGCGTAACATTGCGTATGCTGCTCTGCGTTTTCGGCATTCCTTCATATTCTCCACGCGCGTATTTACGTGATTTTGTGACATGGATAATAGAGCGATCCTGATCAAAGTCAGACCAGCGCAGCGCAACGATCTCACCGCGCCGAAGCCCGGTATCCCATGCAAATTTAAATAGGTATTCGGCCTGTGATCCTGTGATTGCTGAAAGCAGAGCGTGATAAATTTCGGGGGTAACAATACCGGCCTGCTTGCGCGTATCTTTGTATTTGCGTACGAAGTCCATTGGATTTACTGCGATTAGCTGCTCGAATTTGGCAGCTTTAAAGATAGAGACAAGGAGGCTATATACAGTTCTGCGGCTGCCGTCACCTTTGATCTGGGAGAGGAGTTTCTTGATGAGCGCGGGTTTTATGTCTGCGATATACATGTTTTCGGGGATGGCGGGAAGGATATGGTTATCAAAAAACATGCGATAAGTGGAGATGGTCGACCGCTCGAGCTTGTCGATGTCACGCTTTGCGGCAAGAAATTCCTCCGCGAAATTGTGGAAGGTCTCCTGCTGCAAGAAGTCGGAGATGTTTGCGGCGAGGACACGACGACGCTCGACTTCGAGTTCCCGCAAGCTATATGCATAGATATAGCGCTTGACTTTCTCACCCGTGATGGGGTTCTCGACGGTGACGCTGGATTGGTAGCGTCCGTCTTTTCTTTTGGTCGGCATGGTGATCATCTCCGTAGAATAAGTCCACAGATTTATCATTCTGTGGACTTAGATATCGTTTGCTCTATGAAAAGATTGATTTGTGGACTTAAAACCAAAAGACCTTTTTGCAATGCTGATGTAAAGATTTATACCGGACGGCAGCTTCTTCCAGCAAAGAGTTTCGGGATATACCGTTTTCGTTTATGCCTGCCTCGCCATAGAAAAGAAAAAGGCAAGTCACGAATAATGCAATAGAAAAACCAAAATAAAAGTTAGGGGAGAGATTGAAATGAGAATTTCTCATATCGTATATAAATATGAGAATTGGAATGGAATATAACAATGCAAGCACCTTTACATTTGGCGCCAAACGACCGAAAACGAAGAATAATCCAACGGAAAATATTAGGCCGGTAACTTGGTTAATGAGATCAATGAAAGAAAGCGTGTCATCCATGAAATCAAGTCCTTTATGGGCGAAGCCACAGGTTCACCATTGAGAATATAAACAGAACAACAAATGTTAAAAATACAAAAAGGGCGGTTTTTACATAGTCGCGTGCTTTCCATGCCCTCCATATTGCGGGGAGACACCGCTCAAACAGAATCCAACCGAAAATTGCAAAACAGATGATCCACGTTATCATATGATGGCCTCCATACGTATATTGAGTTACTCATACACACATGCTGCACATTCGAGTTGTTTCAGCAGGGATGCGGTGTCGGCAAGGGATAATAGCTTCTCGCCGCGGATGCTGTCAATCATCCGGACGTTGTTGCGCAAACAGGTATGCGCGAGAAGGAGAAAGGCGAACTTGTTCGCCGCAAGCTCCTTTTCATCGCGCCGCGCGGCGGATAAACGATCTGCATGCACAAAGGAATCCAGACGATGGCGGAGGACAATGTGTCCGAGCTCGTGCGCAAGGGCGACGTTCCGCGCATCCTCCGAGAGGCTAGTCTTGATGGAAATGCTCTGCATCTGCCCGAGGCGGACATAGAACGCATCCGGCAGAAAGATGATGTTGTGCGGATAAATATTGACGTGCATTGCCCGGAGGATGGTCTCCGGGTTATTGCTTTCGTGCGCGCGAATAACGTCAATTACGGTTGGCAGAAGCCTCCGCATCTGATGATTCCTCCTTGATTAATACCTTCACAAATTCCCGAAGGATTTGTTTTTGCTGTTCCGTCAGCGGTTTGTCGCTATATGTGAGATATCCGCCGCGCTCGAGTAGGATATCTAAGTCGGATTCCTGCTTTGCGGATTTTCCGTAGGGCGCGATGGATTCGTGGACCATCATGGGCGAACCGTTATCATCGTTACTTAAAAGATAGTCAATGGAGACTCCAAAGAATTGAGATAACTTTTTTAACATAAAATAGTCAGGAGATGTTTGCTCACGTTCCCATCTACCTACTGCTTGCTGAGTTACACCTAGTTTTTTAGCAAGATCAGCTTGACTTATGCCATGAGTTGCCCGCAAGGATTTTAGTCTATCCCATAACATTATGACACCTCCTCCCTTATATTACAACATAAAGTTGTAATAATAAATTATCAATTTTGTTGTTGACAAATAACAACGAAAATGATAGATTGAAGAAAGACAACAAGAAGTTGTTAATCGACAACAAAGGAGGGAGTATTAATGAGGCGAGAAAAGCTTATTGAATACCGTGGGAATCGAACACAGGAATATATGGCTAAAAAGTACAATGTAACGCAGCAGGCTTGGGATGCATGGGAAAAGGGAAAACGAAATCCAAAAGTGGCGATTATGAAACGCATTGAGATTGATAGCGGTATCTCAATGGAGCGAATTTTTTTTGACTTATTCGACAACGAAACGTTGTCAAGCGCGGACGCTGGATAAAATTATTCTTGTTATATCCTACCGCGAGAGGGGAGGAAAGAAAATGTCCAATCTGTCACCGTCGACAGCGGCCAACAGGTACTATTTGGCCCGTATGGAGGCGGCAAAAGGGAATGAGGTGCTGTGCAGCCGCGATATGGCGAGCGAGCGGACGGGGATCGACCGCAAGCGGCTGCAGCGCATCGAGATTGGCACCATGGATCCGTATCCGGAGGAAGTGATGCTCATGGCGGATGAGTATCATGCGCCGGAGCTGTGCAACTATCATTGCACACACAGCTGTCCTATCGGGCGGAGGATGGTGCCGGTGGCCGATCTCTACGAACTGGATCGGCTGTGCGTCCGATTCCTCCATGCGGTCGAGGGGATGCGCGGCAAAGGGGAAATGCTGCTTGCCATTGCAGAGGACGGAAAGCTGTCACCGGAGGAGATGCCGTCACTCCTTGAAATCGTGGAGGCGGCGAATAAGGTCTCCGCAGTCGGGTACGCGCTGCGGATTTATTTAGAAAAGCATGGAGGGGGGTGAGGAGATGGAAACGCTTGGAGAAGCTTTGCTTAATCGTGAGAAAAGGATAAAGAAAGCGGAGGAGATCAGGAAGACGCTCCACGGTCTCACGTATTCCGAGGCAATGGATGTTATTGGAAGGGTGCAAGAAGGGTTGTCCCGATATGCTGTGATACAGGCTGATTTGGTTCACCCTGTGGAATCGAATTGAGGTGAGGAGATGGAAACGGCGCAGCTGCAGATCCCAATCTGGGAAAAGGCGGTGCTGACGGTGGAGGAGGCGGCGGCGCTGACTGGAATCGGGCGCGATGTGATCCGGGCGCTGGCGCATCATGCGCTGTATGGCCTGGGTGATTTTCCCGTATTTACGGTGGGAAAATCGCTCAAAATCCCGCGCCTGTCGCTGCTGGAATGGCTGTCGGATGCGGCGGCATGCGGGCGCAATCTCAAACGCGCAGAGATGACGGCGGAGGCGGCGCGAAAGCTGCCGGCCGGAGGAAAGCGCGGTCGGCCGCGCAAGGTGATTGGTCTCGTGAAATAGGAGGAAGAACATGAGAAGAAAGATGATTGAGTTCCTTGTCTGGGTGATTGGCAAGTTAAGCAAGAAATGCTTGGTGGCTGTTGCTGATGGGAAAGAGACATGGTTCATGGGAAAGGGCTATGCCATGGGCCTACATATACTTTCGATTGCGCAGGTGATCCGCGTTGCGGTGCAGATGGAGGATACAAAGTTGGCAATAACGGATGCAGCTAAAATACTGGAAAAGCTGGCACCAGAATATGACAAGAAGGGAGATGGAGGAAATGAAGATTAGGGAATTTGCGAAGAGTGCTGTTATCGGCGGCGCTTTTGTCACCTTCGCAGCGCTCTGTTCTGGAGCGTGTAACCCCTGGGATGATGGCGGGGCGGTGCTCGTTGAAGAGGTCTACACCGTGCGCCCCGGAGATACGCTCTGGGGCATTGCGGAGGAGTACACGGAAAAGAACACGGGTACAAAACGATACATCCTCGAGTATAAATCGGGGATGGAGGAGCTGAATCCGTGGCTCCTCGAACGCAAGGGGATGATCTATCCCGGTGATCAGATCGTCTTGACGTACTGGGTCAAGGGAGATAAGGAGGAGAAGAAATGAAAATGGAAGTCAAGAAAGAAGCCGCGGCATTCGAATTGGAGGGCTACTCTTACAATGGGGGCGGCCAGCTCGTTGAGGTTTCCTACACTGAGTTGCGTGCAGCAGAGGCAGGGACGATATGGAAAGCGCACGACACTCACAACTGCGGCCGCGCTCTCCATGAGGAGTCCGCAGAGGTCGTCTACAAGACGGAATCGGGGGCGGCAGTCCTGTTCCGCAACTGGGGAACGACCGATTCGCCGAACCCCGAGCACTGGGAGAGTGTCCCTAAACTCGTCTGGTACGAGTTCGCATGAAGGAGGCGCAGGAAATGAAACAAGAAGATCTGGAAAAAACAATAGAAAGCCATGGTCGGTGGATTGCAGGTAAAGATGGCGGGGAATGTGCCGACCTGAGTGGTGCAAATCTGCGTGATGCTGATCTGTACGATGCCGATCTGCGCGGTGCCAATCTGTACGATGCCGATCTGCGCTGGGCCACTTTGCGCGGTGCCAATCTGTACGATGCCAACCTGAGCTGTGCCAACCTGAGCGGTGCCAATCTGCGCTATGCTAATCTGCGCTGTGCTAATCTGCGCGATGCCAACCTGAGCTGTGCCGATCTGAGCAATGCCGATCTGAGCAATGCCGATCTGAGCAATGCCGATCTGAGCAATGCCGATCTGCGCTATGCTAATCTGCGCTGTGCCTATCTGCCAAAAACAATATTGCAAGTCGGCCCGATTGGAAGTCGGCGGGACTACACGCTATACAACGCAACATCTAATGTCGTCCAGTGTGGGTGCTGGAATGACGGCATTGGCGGTACGCTGGAGGAGTTCCGGGAACGCATAAATGAAGTTTATCCGGAGGAAAAGGAGAGCACATTGAAATATCGCCGGGAGTATTTGGCGGTGATTGCATATTTCGAGACGGTACGGGCGCTTGAAAAGGAGGAGAAGAAATGACAAGGGAGGATTTTGTAAAGGCTGTCGGGGCCTTTGATGTATGCGAGACATATATTTGTGCAGCAGATTTGGATGATTCTTTTGGAATCGCTACGAGAGGGGATGCAGATACTATCATCCCGAAAGTGGTCGAGATCATCATCGAACGAGCAAAACAGACGGATGATTCAAGATTAGAAGTTGCCCGCCTTTTTACTGCTTCGGTGATTCTGGACGATCTTGCACGTCAGACGATGATTGGCAAAAAGGTTCCGCAAGAGGAAATAGAGAGGGTGTTCCGGGAATTGGAAAAGATTTTGAGTAAAGAAAAAGCGCCCGGAGCGGCTGGCACCGCTCTAAGCGCAGAAGGAAAAGATGTTGCGCGTTAATTGTAACACGCGCAAAAGGAAAATGCAAAGGTAGGCTTGCGATGAAGAGGGGATATCGGGACTTCCTCGCGTCAAAAATGGTGATTGCCAAAAAAAGCGGCGTTGCCATTGATGCGGAAGAGATCAGCGCCGTACTGAAACCGCACCAGCGGGATGCAGTCATGTGGGCAGTGCAGGGCGGGCGCAGGGCAATATTCGCCGCATTCGGGCTTGGCAAGACGATAATGCAGCTCGAATGGTGCCGCATTATCCACGCACATAAGGGAGGGAAGATGCTGATCGTGTGCCCTCTCGGGGTCAAGCAGGAGTTTATCCGCGACGCCGAAAACCTCCTGCATATGGATGCGCCTGTCTATGTGCGCAATATGGCGGAGGCGGAGGCCGCGCCCGGCTGGCTGATGATAACAAACTATGAGCGTGTCCGCGACGGCGACATTCGTCCGGATGCATTCTCCGGCACGTCGCTTGACGAGGCGGCGGTCTTGCGCTCCTTTGGGAGCAAGACCTATCAAACATTCCTGAACAAATTTCGCGGTGTGCCGTATAAGCTTGTATCCACGGCGACGCCGTCCCCCAATAGATACAAGGAGCTCATTCATTATGCGGGCTACCTTGAGATCATGGACACGGGGCAGGCGCTCACGCGCTTTTTCAAACGCGACAGTACGAAGGCAAACAACCTGACACTCTATCCGCACAAGGAAAAAGAGTTCTGGTTGTGGCTGTCGACGTGGGCGCTATTTATCCAAAAGCCCTCCAACCTCGGCTATGACGATACCGGCTATGACCTGCCGGAACTCGAGGTGCGCTATCACAAGCTTGGACGGCCGCCCGAAATAAGCGAAGAAAAGGACGGGCAGATCAAAATGTTTCACGATGCGGCGCAGGGTCTCAAAGAGGCGGCCCGCGAGAAACGTGAAAGCATTGATGCGCGGATGGCGGAGGCAAAACGCATCATCGATGCTGCACCGGAAGATCATTTTATCATCTGGCACGACCTCGAGGCAGAGCGTCACGCAATCAAAAAGGCGCTGCCGGAGGCGCGGGAAATATACGGCGCACAGGATATGGACGTGCGCGAGCGTAACACAATCGACTTCTCGGACGGGAAATTCCGACTGCTGGCCACGAAAAAGGAACTCTCTGGGAGCGGGTGCAACTTTCAGCGGCATTGTCACCGCATGATCTTCCTCGGCATTGACTATGAGTTCAACGATTTTATCCAGGCAATTCACCGCTGTCATCGCTTTCTGCAGCCAGAGAAGGTGATCGTAGACATCATCTACATGGACAGCGAGCAGGAGATCCTCAAAGTATTGCAGCACAAATGGACGCAGTACAACAAGCTGACACAGAAGATGGCGGATATCATCAAAGAATATGGCCTTGGCGGTGCGAATGCGGCCGCAGAGATGGGGCGCAGTATAGGAGTTGAGCGCGTGGAAGTAAAAGGAGATGGCTGGACGGCCATACACAACGACTGTATCGACGAAACGCGACGAATGGCGGAGAACTCAGTCGATGAGATTGTGACGTCAATCCCATTCTCCAATCACTATGAGTACACGGCAAGCTATAACGATTTCGGGCACAACGAAGATACGGAGCGTTTTTTTGAGCAGATGGACTATCTAAGCCCCGAACTGCTGCGCATACTCAAGCCCGGGCGTGTATTCGCTTGTCACGTCAAGGATCGCGTGCTATTTGGCAATGCGACGGGAACGGGCATGCCGACCATCGAGCCGTTCCATGCGCTCTGCATTGAGCACTACATGCGGCATGGATTTCAGTATTTCGGAATGATTACGGTTGTGACCGACGTGGTGCGCGAAAACAACCAGACGTACCGCCTTGGTTGGACGGAGCAGTGTAAAGATGGGAGCAAGATGGGCGTCGGGTGCCCTGAGTACATTCTGCTGTTCCGCAAATTGCCGTCGGACACCTCCAAAGCATATGCAGATACTCCGGTCACAAAGACAAAAGAAGAGTATACCCGTGGACGGTGGCAGATCGATGCGCATGGATATTGGCGCAGCAGCGGAGACAGACCTCTCACGAAAGAGGAGATTATGCAGTTCCCTGTGTCGGACCTCCAACGCGTCTATCGTAAGTATAGCCGCGAGAGTGTCTATAACTATGAGGAGCACGTCGCGATGGCGGAGAGCCTCGACAAAGAAAAGAAACTGCCCGCGACATTTATGGTCGTCGCGCCCGGCAGTTGGTCTGATGATGTGTGGGACGATATCAACCGCATGCGGACCATGAACACGCTGCAAGCGCAGAAGGGCAAGCAGCTCCATGTGTGCCCATTGCAATTTGATATCGTCGATCGGCTGATCGAGCGGTACAGCAACGCGGGAGACCTCATCTTTGACCCGTTCGGGGGACTGATGACCGTCCCTCTCTGTGCGTTGAAACTGGGGCGGCGCGGCGTGGCGACGGAACTCAACGCGGATTATTTCCGCGACGGGGTCGGTTATCTCAAAGTGGAGGAAGCAAAGCGCAGCGCACCGACGTTGTTTGATTTCCTCGAGGGTGGAGAAGAGGAGGAAGCGTCATGAAATGGTGTTACATATCGCATCCCTATACGGGGGATGAGGAAAAGAACAAGGCGGAGGCGGCAGAGATACACCGGAAGCTGCAGGAGCTGCATCCGGATATTTTGTTTCTCAATCCGCTTGCGGCGTTTGATCCGCTTGCGGGTATGTCGTATGAGCAGGTGATGGAGTATTGCATAGAGATGCTGCTTGCCTGCGATAGTGTCGTTATGAGCGGCGACTATAAGGAGAGCCGCGGGTGTATGGAGGAACTGAAAGTAGCGCAGGAGCAGGGAATACTGGTGCGCTACTGGACGGCGGGCGAGCTGTCAATCTTGCCGGAGTTCCGGAGGGGAAAATCATGAGGAATATAAAATTCCGGGTATGGGATCCGGAGATGAAGAAAATGGACATCATCGAGAAAATATTCGAACATGTGGATCTGATGCAGTACACCGGTGTGGATGATGTATTCGGGGAAGAAATTTACGAGGGAGATATTCTTCAAGATGAATTTGGGGAGCGCTATTTTGTGAAATTTTTTGACGGTGAATTCGTTGCCGAGGGAGGCGGCGAGATGCATGCCTTAGAGGATGTTGCCAATATGGCGAATGTAATTGGAAACATATACGAGAATCCGGAGATAAAGATATGGCTGCCGTTGGAAGAGGAGGTGAGTTAGAAATGCAGACGATATTGCTGATTGTCATTGCGTATTTGCTGTATCAGATTCTGGTAAGCCGTTAAAGGAGCGGAAAAATGAAACACAGGATCACAAAAATCAAGGTCAAGAAGGGCGTGTATACGTTCGGATGGGAGACGTGGCAAGAATCCACGCAGAGCTATGATGCGTACACGCTGATCTGCGAAGATGTGCCGCGGGAGGAATTGAAGCTGTGCTTGCAGGCGTTGTCGTTTTTTGTGGTGGAGATCTGCGAGCTGCATCCGGACGACGAGAAGCGGATTATGGTTTCGGGGATTACGGAAAGCTATAAGGACGAGAAGACAAAGTATCTGACGATAACGGCGCTGAAGGAGCTCTATACGAGTAAATCACCGCTTATTCTCAATACGCCGGCACGGCCGAATGCGGATAAAGAATCCGATTTTTGCATGAGCAAGGGCCTCATGCGTGCTCTGGAAAATCTGGAAGAGGAGGCATGGAGGTACATCAATGGGGACCGGGCGCAGCAGAAATTGAATTTTGAAAAAGAGGATGTTGCATAAATGGAACAGCCGACAAGTGAACAGATACAGCGCTTGAAGGCGCTGATGGAAGAGCTCGGGTATGACTTTGAGGATTACCCGATTGAGAATATGAGCAGGGAGGATGTGGCGGATTTGATTGATGAGATGAGAGATGAGCTCTACGGGTGAAACCAATGGAGATACAAGAAACAAGAAGGCGTAAAGCAATATCGAAAGATGTTCGGCGACGTGTCTATGAAATGTATGGCGGACACTGTGCCTATTGCGGTAAGGAGATCGACATCAAGGATATGCAGGTTGATCATGTTCAATCTGTCTATCTCGGCGGTGAAGATGAGATTGTGAACTACCGTCCTGCGTGTCGTGCGTGCAATTTCTACAAGTCCACGATGAGAACCGAGAGACTGCGGGAAGAGCTCGGGCTTATTGTCGGGCGTCTCGAAAAGTTGTTCATATTCCGGCTTGCTCTTGCATATGGTCTCATTGAGATCACGGGTAATCCCGTGAGATTCTATTTCGAGGAGGAAAAGCAAAATGATTAAACCGATTCCGTGTAAGAAATTCCGTGGCGCATCTACGATGGCGTGGATGGCGAAGCTGTCGGAGGAGACGAATGAGGTCCTCCAGGAGGCAGCGATTCTCGAAGAGAATGCGGATGAAGATGGGACAGTAGACCATGATAACTATGGATTGGTGGATGTAAAGAAAAGGTTGATCATGGAGATCACAGACGTTATCACCCTCTGCACATCATGGCTTGACGCGCTGGGATGTGATGAGGAGGAGCGTGATGAGTGGCAGCGCCGTGTAAACCAGAAGAACCGGATGCGCGGCTATCATGAAGAGGAGGCATAAAAATGAACCCGTCCTATAATATCAATGAAATAAAAGCGTCACTGGATCGCCCGATTTTGAATGAGTGCCTGTATCAACCGAAGGTGGATTTTGGTGCGCTTATGAAGGCAATCGGTGAGCTGCATGATGAAATAAATCCAGTGATCGACAAAATCGACATATTGAAGCGCAATATAGCGCAGCTCTCCTATGATAACCGCGAGCTCAAAAAGATCATTATTGCACTGGATGAAAAGGTGCGGAAGATGGAGGAAAAAGAAGATCCGTGTATGTGCAGACCCTCTGAGGGGGTTGAGTGGCCATCGGGAGAACCGTATCAGGATGATGAAGAAACTGAGACAATCAAGTGAACAGTTTTCTTCTATATTATATGGAAGAGGGGATACAGAAATGAAAACATACTATGATATCGAGAAGATAAAGGCGTCGAAAGATCCGATTATACATAGAATTTTGTACACGCCGAAAGATGATTTCGGCTCTATCATCAAGGCGATTGATGAGCTGTACGTTGAGTTGCGAAACCTTACCAACCGCATCGAAATACAAAAGAGCGATATTGACCGGCTCTGTGCTGAGAATTGTCAGCTCAAACGGATCATTATCGAACTGGACGAGGAGCTGAAGCAGAAATGAAAACAATAAAAAAGATCCTTATAACGATCGGATGCATCCTTGCGCTTCCGCTCATTGTGATTCTCGGTTACTTGGTGATTGGCTTGCTGATTGGCTTGCTGACTTTTATTGCCCCTGCCATTTGTGGGGTGTATATCCTCTTGTTGTTCTTCTGTTGTATCTGTGTTTGGCTTTCCAACAAAGACGAATGAAAAATATTTCCTTCTATATTATATAGAAGGATTTTATCGAGCAGAGTTCTCGGCGGCGCCCGCTGAGAAAATATAAATACGTGTGTTCTCAAATCGAAGGGGATACCCTATCCCCTTATCTGCTCGATAAAGGAATTAATATAGCGACATAAAGCAACATAAATATACGTGCGGAGAGGAAAGCTGCGATGGCCTACCTAAAATCGATCTGGGAATCAAACAACAAGAGGTTCAGAATCGAAAAAAAATATTATTCTCAGAGAGCGCTGCCGCTCCGTCTGGAGATCCGTGAGAAAAGAGCGAAACGGCAAAATGTCACAAAGCAGACGCAGCTGGAAGTGAATCGCCGTCTCCGTGCGGAAAAGTTATCCCGTCTCCTTGTGGATAACTTCGAGGCGGGGGACTGGTACCTCACTTGTACGTTCCGGGAGGTTCCGGACACGGAAACAATCCAAAAGGAATTCGAGAAATTCAAGCGCAGGATCCGCGCAATCTACCAGAAGGCGGGAATGCCGGCGAGATATATATCCGTGCTCGAGAATCTGACGGGAGGCGGACGGCCGCATGGTCACATTCTCCTGCCGGCACTCGGGAAATCAGAGCTCGAAAAAATAAAAAAGGCATGGCCGCACGGCAATGTGGAAGTCAAGCTCTACGGCGGGCATCTGCGGGACGCGGAACGGCTGGCGGACTATTTCACAAAAGAGAAAGTCGCGGCGCACTCGGGACGCATACAAGTAAGCCGGAATCTCCTGCGGACCGTCCCGAAGAAAACAAAGGTGACACGGGCGGAGGCCTACAAGACGGAAATCGATCCGCCGAAGGGATACCGTCTGATCAAAGACCTATCTTATAGAACTTATACGGCGGAAGGATATCCGCTGACCATCGCATATTTCGAAAAAATCGAAACCGGGAGAGGGCATGGACAAAAAAATCTACAACCGCATCGATCAAATGCTCTATGCGGTGACACGCATGGAGCGTCGACGAAAACGATACGATCCGGCCGGCGGAAGAAATCCGACGGAGCGGACGGCGATCCGAAATGCTGATCTGCTGGAAGTAGACGGAAAGTATAAAGCAGAGCTCGAAAACTGGGCGCGCGTCGAGAGCGAAGTGCGCAGCAGCATACGCGGATCTCTTGCAGAGCAAATCTATATCCGGAAATATCTCAAGCGGCATGGCTATCACAAGATATGCCGTGAACTCTATATCAGCAAAAATACGTACTACGAGACGTTGCGTCATATCCGATCATACGCTCTCGCATGTGCCTGTCAGATGGGGCTCATGCGTGTATTTTAGCGCGCGAGATTAGAAAAATGTGCAAAAATAAAATGCAATAATACCGCAATCCTTAGAGCAGAGCGGAAACACAGGATTAAAACTTTCCGGGAAAAAAGTCCGAAAATACGTGATAAAATAAATACAGTGAAAGTCATGTGCAGATTGCATATGGCTTTTTTCTTTTGCCCAAAAACGGGCGGAAAAATTGCACCGAAAAATGGCGCGGTCATTTTACACATGGAATCACCGAAAAATGACCGCGGACAAAAACAGCCGTAAACGCAGACGGCGCAAGGGAAAGGAGGACGCTGAAAATGGCAAAGCAAGTTTACAGATTCGTAAGCAGCAAGCAAAAAAATAGATTCTTAAATACTTATATCGCGGAGGGAACCATCGGAGCTGCGGCGGAGGCGTGCGGCATCACGCGGCAAACGCACTACAACTGGCTCAAAGAAGATCCGGAATACAAAAAAGGATTCGCGCAGGCCAAAGAAATGGCGGGC